CTTAAAAGGATAACACATCAAACCCTGTTCTTGAAAAGGTCTTCAAGGCCGAGCTCAAGATAGTGGGGCTCCGTATTCGGTCCGAGGGACCGATTCGGCGTCTCTTCATTGATTACTCAATGCGATTTGGTTATTCTACTTCACGATAGTGAATAGGTGATCTATTGAACCATTTAGTTCTCAATTCCTATTTTCAGTTCTCGCTTCAGAGCCGATCTCAAGATACAGAGCCCTTAAGTCATCCTTGGTTAGAGGAGCTTAAGGAACTTTAGGTTTCTCTTTACTAGATTGGGTAACAGTCGCTCTAAAGAGCCCTGAGTGTCGATACCACCAATTAATTACCCTTACACCCGTAGTCTTCCCTTCGGAAGAGGTCCGTTTGTAAGAGTTCTTAAGAGATGGGAAAGCCCTCTAGCTCCGTTTCGATCTCTCGAAGCGAAGTTCGAAGGCCCTCGATACCCTCCCAGTCAAGAGAAGATACCGAGAGTTCCTCAGGTTTGGTTCTCAAGTCGCGATAGTTTATGGTCGTATCTAGAGAAGCCTCTCAGTGAATTGCTTCATTCAGCTAACCTATGATGAATCATAGAAAAGATCTTTCGATCCCTGAATGAGCTACAATCCACCGAGGGTCACTCTCCTGTATTTGGTTAGTAAGAGGTCTGCCTTTCCCTGCATATGAAGATGACGCAGCATGCATCGTCTCCACACGCAAAAGATCCGCAGGTACCTCCGATTCGCCGCCTACCGGAGAGGCTAGATCAGGGTTAGTAACCACCAATTTCTGATCAGCCACCCTAGATACCGTCCCATAATGTTTCATAGTTGACACACTGTTCCTAGACGTCTGGTCTCCGCGATTAAACGGAAGCCACCCATCTAAGACTTCAAACGCGAGTTTTACCTTACGTTCGAAGGACGGTGCTACAAATGTGAAACCCGGTCCATCGCAGTACTGTACGTCGAAGTTATCGATTTCATCGGTAACCAAGATTTAAGTCCTGCATAGGCCGGACCATCAGGACCATAGTAGGACAGTATGTAGTTACGCATTCTCTTTGGAATTGACATTAACCGTTTTGACGCATTGGCCTTGGCGCGGTACCCGTAACCTAAGACGGACAACGTCTGTCCTAGTGTTAGTGAGTACTTACGCACGAGTTCAAGTAAGCCAGCAAGAGATTGCCGGCAAACTACGAACTCAGCGAACGGAGCCCCCGAAACGTTCACTCCATTACGGAATGTTCGTTTCGCGAACTCTATTGCCGTTCCAACACGGGAGGCAAGGCTCTTATGAGCCCCAACTCCTACGTCAGCG